GCAAGAAGGGCGCGCAGCCGGTAAAACAGGCGGGCAGATAATTGCTCAAGATCTCGCTCCTCACATGGCGCTTTTCGGTTTAGCAGTCCTTCCGTTTGCGATGCTTTCTCTTGAGTTAAAAGAGAAAACCAAATACGCAATGAAAGCGATACTTCCGTTCCGCGAAGCAGACGCTTCGATATTTAAAACTGACGATATGGAGTGGGGCGAATATTTCGCAGCGGCTTATGGAAGCGCGGGAGTCTTTGGACCCTTGGCACTTCTCACTAGCGCCCAAACGGATGTCAAGTGGGGGAAGCCGCCGGTAAGTGTATTTGGCCCTACCGTTGACACGCTGTACCAAGTACTCATCCAAGGTGACTACGAAAGAGTTCTTCCTATTTATAACCAGTTCTAGGAGCTAGCTATGATTGACGCAATAAAAGTCAAAATCGCCAATGGGCGAGACGCAGTTATGGGCTGGGCGACAGCAATGCCGCTTGAGCAGAAAATTACTTATGTAATTGTAGGACTCCTACTTATACATATACATGGATGAGGTGTTCCATGAACGTTATAAAACTATTAGGTAAAAAAGTTAAAAACTCATTTATGCGAATGAATGAGCCACAAGCAGCTCTTACGGCGTTTGTGATTCTGGCCGCGTTAGCGGTGGCGGTGGCGGTATGAAGTTTAGCGCCATTAAAGGGATCGTTGGCGGGTTGGCACCAACGCTTGGCGCTACACTCGGTGGCCCTCTCGGTGCCACAGCAGGGAGAGTCTTAGCTGAGGTACTTGGCTGTGACCCTTCTGCAAAGGCAATTGATGATCGACTTAGGCAAGCTACGCCTGAAGATCTAGTGGCCATCAAGGAAGCTGAACTTAAATACGCTGCCAAGATGGAAGAGCTAGGCGTAGATATGTTTGAGCTTGAGACTGCCGACAAGCAAGACGCCCGTAAATACTTTGCGGGAGATTGGACTGCTAGGGTTATCGGGATTCTCGCGATAGTTGGGTTCTTGGCTTACATATTCACGGTAACGCTGATGCCGCCAGATGCTAACTCAGACACTATCGTGTCACTCGTGCTCGGTTATCTAGGAGGCACGGTGTCAGCGGTTATAAGCTTCTACTTCGGCGCTAGCCAGAGCCAATCAACGGGGGCAGAGGGTAAATGAGTTTAGCAGCAGAAAAGCTTATCGAGTGGGAAGGATACGAGCAGTTCGCCTACCACTGTACGGAAGGTGTGCTAACTCTGGGCATCGGGCGGGTTATCGAGAAAGGAAAGGGCCCTGGAATCAGCCTCGAGGAGGCTAAATACCTCTTAGAGAATGATATTGGCAGGGTGGAAGCCGAGCTAAAGAAGGCATACGACCCTTGGTATTCGGCCCTCTCAGAAGGGCGCAAGACAGTGTTGATCTCAATGGCGTTCCAGCTCGGTTTGGCGGGTCTGGCCGGATTTAAGATGGCGCTGGCTAGCTGTGCAGAGGGCGACTGGGAGGGAGCAAAAGAGAACTTCATGGACTCAAAATGGGCAAAAGAACAGACGCCAAATCGAGCTAAAAAAGTGTGTGAATTACTGATAGCCGGTTAATTTTTTTGTGGAATTATATTAGTATAGCTAATATAATTAATACTGGGTGCTGCTATGGCTGAAAAAATTAAGCTCGTTCAAGGTGATACTTTACCTTCAATAAAGCTAACTCTGACAGATCCCACTGATGGGGTCGTACTTGATCTATCTGATGCTGGCACAACGGTTAATGTGTATTTCCGTGCCGTTGGTAGCGACACAGTACTTTCCACTTTGGCCTGTTCCAAGATAGGCGGGGGTGTGGATGGCGAAGTCCGTTTCGACTTTACTGGCGGTGCATTGAATGTTCCTGCTGGTCCTTACGAAGGCGAGATAGAGATTAACTTCGACGGCGCACTACAAACGGTTTACGACAAACTCAAATTCTATGTTCGTGAAGATTTTGCATAGCGGAGGCAAACTATGTCAGCAATGTCAGATTACCTAGAGAATTCTTTAATTGACCAGATTTTCAGAGGTCAGACTTCTCCAACTACTACAACACTGTATGTGTCACTTTTCACTGCAGCTCCCGATGATACTGGTGGCGGCACTGAGTTAGTAGGTGACGGCTACGACCGTGTACCTGTTACCTCTAGTCTTACGGCATGGGCCGGAACACAGTCTAGTGGCAGCACTACAGCATCATCCGGTACGGGCGGTGCAACTAGTAACAACGTTGAGATTACTTTTCCAGAGCCTTCGGCTTCGTGGGGTCAAGTAACTGCATTTGGCGTTCATGATGCTTCAAGCGGTGGAAACTTACTGTTCCACGGGTCTTTGTCTATTAATAAAACAATAAACGAAGGCGATACGGTTACTTTCCCTGCTGGTTCCTTAGCTGTCACGTTCGCCTAATAGTAAGGACTGAACATCGATGCTGAATAGGGCGCGGTTTAATCAGGTATTGTTCAACGGTGCTATTAGCACCGTTGCAAAGCTGGTTGCGCTCGCAGGATCACTAGTAGTCAGCAGCGGCTATTCTGC